GGCATGATAGCATCCTCCAATTTTCGTTACTTAATACTATATCATGCACTCTTAAAATTTTCAGTACTGGTCTGAATTCACAGGCCCATTATATTCACTTATGCATTACGTTTGAGAGATATGTAAATTCAAAGGATAATCAAACTATCAAAAGGCAGTTCGTTCGGAGCCAGTCGTTTGAGAGATATGTAAATTCAAAGGATAATCAAACTCGCTTGCGCTGGAGTTCTTCGTTGTTCAGTTTGAGAGATATGGAAATTCAAAGGATAATCAAACTTTTGGAGTTGTCGCTCCATACTTCGCTATGTTTGAGAGATATGTAAATTTAAAGGATAATCAAACTCGGCAGCTGCTTTTTGACCGTATCAGCAAGTTTGAGAGATATGTAAATTCAAAGGATAATCAAACTGCTGATAGGGTATTAGCGGTTAACCATCGTTTGTAGCGGCGTTCTTGGTATATGATGGTGCATCTACGGTTTGCAAACGTTGCATGGTTTAACCTACGGGAGTAATAGCCATGAATCGCTGCAGGATTGCCACAAACGGGACACTGGGAATTCTTTGGCTTGAGCCAAAGCTTTAACGTCAGGCTACCATTTTCTTCTTCGATAGAGGTCATTTTCTGGATTCCATCGGCTTTAACGTTTAGCACCTTTGTAATAAACTTTTCTAGAGACATTTTTGTCTTACCTCCTCTGAAAATATAGATCGCATATCTTTATTTTACAGCAGGAGGTTTTTTCTTATTTTCTCGAAATCCAGAACCACAATTTGTTTAAAGCAAAACCACAGAAATGTTATTGGAGTGTATACAATCCTTAAAGGGACGACCACAATTTTGTGATAGCCCTTTCGACCACAAAAAGTGTTATAGGGGTAACCACACCACAGGATTATTTATATACTTATAAATTATAGAACCAAGAAAAAGAAAAAATTGACGGCACTTTGGAAACTTAATTCAACTTCCATCTAGGTCAAATCAAATTGTCTCCTTTTAGTTGCGGTCTCCCACTTATTTAGTCCATGATACGATTTGGGCGCTGAGCATCTAACTAACACTCCCTCTCCCTTTCTTATCTCCTATAAATCCTGTATAATAAAACTATCCACAACGAACCATCCACATAAGGAGCTATTTACTATGGAACAAGATAAAAAATTTGCACTGCTCATTGATGCAGAAAATATTTCTCCGCAATATATCGATATTATCCTTTCAGAAGCAAACAATCTGGGGAATGTCATCTATAAACGCATTTATGGTAACTGGACAAGTCCGCAGATGGGGAGCTGGAAGTCGACCATTCTCGATAACGCGATCCAGCCGGTACAGCAGTACAGCAACACAAGCGGCAAAAATTCAAGTGATTCGGCTCTCATCATTGATACGATGGATCTGCTTTACCGGACCCAGCTTGATGGATTCTGCATTGTCTCATCAGACAGCGACTTTACGCGCCTGGCATCCCGCCTGCGTGAATCGGATAAGTACGTCTTAGGGATGGGGGAGAGCAAGACGCCGCGCTCCTTTATCTCCGCTTGCAATCGATTCCTGTACCTTGACGTCCTTTATGCAGAATCAAAACGGGAAGATATGCCTGAACCCGAACAAACAGCGCTCCAGGAAGAACCTGCTGGGCAAAAAAATCATGTAAAATCCAGCAAAGCGGTTCAGGAAGGTAATAAAAAAGTGCGGGCCATCCGCAGCGCCCTGATCAAACTTACCGATGAGAATTCCAACGATAATGGTTGGATCAGTTCAAGTTATTTGGGTAATCTCGTCATTCGCCAATATCCGGACTTTGACGTGCGTGTTTATGGATACAAGAAATTCCTTGACTTCATCCGTTCCCTCAATATCTTTGAAATCCATTCGACAAGCAACCCGAAGAACATGACGGCAAAGACTTATTATTTCCGCTTGAAATAGGGGAGAAAGGATGAAAGGTTTCCATGCCTGATGCGAAAAGTTTTTAAAAAAGGTGCTTGCCAAGTATCGAAAACTATGGTATCATCTATATCTGTCAGGTGACTGATTGGCCCAGTAGTTCAGTTGGTTAGAATGCCGCCCTGTCACGGCGGAGATCGTCGGTTCGAGTCCGTCCTGGGTCGCCAATGCGGAAGTAGCTCAGTGGTAGAGCATCACCTTGCCAAGGTGGGGGTCGCGAGTTCGAATCTCGTTTTCCGCTCCATAGGAGTATAGTTCAATGGTAGAGCAACGGTCTCCAAAACCGTGGATCTGGGTTCGAATCCTAGTACTCCTGCCATTTGATTTTACGAAACATGACGATACAAAGCGGTACATGGCAATAGCCAAAACCCGCATGGAGCCTTGCTTTTCAGGATTCCAACCTGTTGTCATGTATCACTAAATATCGTGTAATGCACGAACGGATTCCCTATATTTTCCCTATCCGGGAAATATAGGGATATTTTTTTACAAAAAATAGGGAATCATGCCCTGTAGAGCAAGGCAGGATGCGGTCCTCCAGACTTCAATCACTTTGCGGATGTGAGGGCATCCAGGGCCTTCACGGCGCTTTCTGCCATGTCTTCCGTCACATGGGTATAGATGGCCATGGTGGTGGTAGGGTCATTGTGCCCTACCCGCTGCATGATGGCCTTCAGGGATACACCCTGTTCCGCCAATAGGGAAATATGAGTGTGCCGGAAAATGTGGGTGGTGAGCTTTTTAGGGAAATGGATCCGCTTCAGGATGTGGTTCACAAAGGTGATATCCAGGGGGCCGCCTTCCCGGGTGGTGAAAATCCATTTCTCCCCGGCTTTGTCATGGGATGTAGGGTACCAGGCCCGGCGCCGTTTATTCTTCAGCATATAGTAATCCAGGATTTCCCGGGACCGGGTATCCAGGGCCACGTGGCGGATGGAATAGACGTTTTTCGGAGTGCCCCGGACCGGCTGTTCTCCTTTTCCCAGCCCCCATTGCAGGGTCCCATTGACATACAGGCTGTCCTTGTCCTTCTCATAATCCTGATCCCGGAGGGCCGCCAGCTCCCCGAAACGGAGCCCTGTCAGGGCCTGCAGCTCACAGACATCGGCTACCAGGGGCGAGATCTTCCGGAGTTCGGCCAGGACCTGCTGGAGTTCCACTCTGGACAGAAATTTTTCCCGTTGGTTCTCTACGGCCTGGATGCTTTTGGGCGGCCGCTTGATTTCCACCCGGTTCACCAAATCCATGGAGCTGATGATTCCCAGCTTATAGGCCCGATTCAGGGAGCCCCGCAGCATGGTCAAGATTTTTCCAGCATAAACCACAGAATTCTGCAGCACAATTTCATCTAGCATTTTCTGGATCATGGCCGGAGTCATCCTGCCCACCAGGGTATCTTCCGGGAAATACCTGGCAATTTTGGCCCGGATCGTCACGTAATTCTTGAAGGTAGTGGCCTTCACAAAGGCTTTCTGGGAATCCATATAGGCGTCGATCAGATCAAACAGCAGGGTAGGGGCATCAGCTTCCTGCTTTTCGGCAATCAGCTGCTGCAGCTTTTCCCTGGCTGCTTTCTGGGCGATCCGGGACTTGGACGGCAGGGTGACAGAAACCTTGTGTCGCTTCCCGGTCAGCCGGTCCACATAGGTTTCCCGGTAAACGAACCCGGTTTTATTCTTTTCGATCCACATACAAAGTCTCCTTTCTGAGATTCAAGTATAATAAATAAGAGTAGGTTGCGATATTCCATGATACATGGCGATATATAAAACTTGCTTTTTAGCCAATAATCCTGTATAATAAAATTGCAGATAAGAACAATTCTTATGCTGTACACTCACGTAACCGAATTCACGTTTAAGCGATATGTAATATCGTCGGCCGTGAGGCCACCGAAAGGTGGCTTTTTTTATTGTTATGAGGTATTTATGAATATATATGTCTACTCAGATGAATCTGGAGTTTTCGACAGAAAACACAATGATATTTATGTGTTCGGCGGATTGATTCTTCTGGGAACTCCAGAAAAGAACGAATGGACCCGCCGATACAGTGCAGCAGAGAAAATTATTCGTGCAAGAGAAAATTTTGATGCAGATTATGAAATCAAGGCCACCAGCATTTCCAATGCTAATAAAGGGAAACTGTTCCGGTCTTTGAATCAGTGCTTCAAATTCGGGGTCATAGTAAATCAGAAGAGAGTGCTCCCCCAAATCTTTGAAAGTAAAAAAGATAAACAGAGGTATCTTGATTACGTCTATAAAATAGCCGTGAAAAGAGCTTTTGAAAGCCTGATGGGACAGTATTTCCAGGCTGAAGACGTCCAGAATCTGTATTTTTATGTAGACGAACATACGACAGCAACCAATGGAAGATATGAATTACGGGAGGCGTTGGAGCAGGAATTCAAGATGGGGACCTATAACTGGTCATACCAAACATTTTTCCCGCCCATTTTCCCTTCTATGGAGACCGTAAATATGGCCTACTGTAATTCGAAGAATAAACTCCTGGTTAGAGCTGCAGATATCGTGGCCAATAAAATTTATCATTGCGCCATAGAAAATAATTATGAAAAATTGGCTACTATTCCAAATTTACATTTCATCACTTTGCCATAAGGAAATAATTCATTTCCCCGCTGAAATTTCCAGCGGGGTTTTTCTTTTCCTCAAAACTTCCTCCGCAGCTCCACCACCTTCCCCAGAATCTGGATGGGGAGAGAGTCAATTTCCTTGCGGTTATAGAAGTGCGGGGTGTAAATGGCCACATTGTGGCCGATGAGGGTAAGACCTTCTGGAGATTCCTTAACTTCTTTCACAGTGGCCTCGTCCCCGTTGATCAGCACGATGGCAATTTCCCCGTTTTCGACTTCCGGCTGCTGGCGTACAATGACCACATCTCCTTCGTGAAGGGTGGGCTCCATGGAACGGCCTTTTATCTCTAATGCAAAAAATTCCCCGGCACGGCCCATCTGCTCGGGAATTTCTTCGAAACCAGATATATCCGTAACGGCATTTATGGGAACTCCGGCCACAACTTTCCCCAGTACAGGTATGCGGTATCCCCCAGGGACTGGGACCATCACGGAATCTTCTCCATGAGATGGGGGAAGGGTGTAGGTTATGGAAGAGGGCTCTGGATCATTCCAGCCCATAAGCACAGCGGGCGTTAATTTAAGGGCTTTTGCTAATGATACTATAACGTTCCGTCTCATATTTTCAATTTCTCCAGATTCCCATCTGGATACGGTGCCCTCACTAACGCCAACCTTTTCTGCTAGTTCTTTCATTGTCATACCTAATTCTAGTCTTTTTGCTTTAATGATGTCTTTTACTGGTTTCACTCAAATCACACTCCTTTTACAGATAGTTATATTATATTGTTGCACTTGCGTTTTTGCAATAGTTGTAAACGAATTTGCAAAAAGACTTGCAGAAACGTATTGCAAAAAAGAAAATGCTGTGGTATCATAATCTTGCGGAAACGCAAGATTAAAAGGGGGTGGATAGAATGTTTGATAAGGCTCTTTTCAAGTATACCGTTGAAAAGAAACAGCAGACTCTAGAAAGTGTGGCTGAGCACATCGGGATTAATCCTGCGACTTTATACCGCAAAATGAGCGGTATTAGTGATTTTAATCGGAAAGAAATTCAAGAAATCAAGGAATTTCTGGTCTTGAGTGATGAAGAATCCAACAGTATTTTTTTTGCATAATAACTTGCGTAAACGCAAGCTAACAAGGTGACAACATGCAGTATCGAGATCCAAAGACCAACTACGTCTATATGATCTGGGAACGCTGGGTGAAAAGCAGGTCGCACCGGTCCTGGCGAGTTTACTACAAATGTGCCGGCCACTGCGTCCGGGTGGTACCGGGCACGGTGTGGCGGGATACGGAACAGGAGGCGGAAGCCGACCTGGTAGAGCTGGCCAAAGAAAGAGGCCTGGAGAAGGATTGAGGAGGGCAGAAAATGACTCTGGAAATGGTTGAAAGACAGGCAGAAGCCGAACGGCTTCGGATACAGGACATCAAGGACAAGATGCGTGTCCTTAAACTGATGGAAGACACCCTTAGTGCTGCGGGGGTCTACACATTTCTGCGGCTGGACAACAACGGGGAGCTGGTGATCATCAAGTTTCTGGCCAGCGATAAGCCGGACAAGGTGGTCAACGTCCACATGGATAACCCCATGGCCATGCTGGTGGACATCTTCAAGTCGGCAGGACGGGATCTGTTGGAAGAAGCGTAAGGAGGAATGGGTATGGAGGTCAAAGTAAAAATGGCGGACGACGCCCCGGAATACGGGAAAGTCGCCACCATTTGCAAGCGGTTCAGCCTGGGCCAAACATCGGCCCGGAACTTGATCCATCAGATGCAGCGGGACAGAAAGTGGAAAAAAGGCGTCATTGCCTACGGCAGGATGCTTCTAATCAATATCAGGATGTTTGAAGCATTCCTGATTTCGAAGAGCTACTAGGGGAGGTGGGAAAATGGACGCCATGATGATAAACGACATCCTGAACAACCTCCGGTACCGCCGGATTATCCTAGGGAAGACCTGCACCAAAGTGGGAATCCAGGCCGGTCACTGCGGGTCCTGGCTCTCCCAGGTGGAAAATGGCAGCATCCAAACAGTGAAAGAAAAGGACCTGGAAAAGATCTGCCAGGCCCTGGGTACCACCCTGGAAGAAATGAGCAAGCACAGGGACCTTATTACCAGGATCACCAGAAAGGAAGAGGCCTTTGGTGTCAGAAACCTGGAAAAGATCCGGAAGCGGCACAAGAAGACGGTGGAGGAATTCAACCGTCGATTGGGCCTGTGCGATGGCCGGCTGCGGCAGGTGCTGAGAGGCTACAACCAATTCGGGGTTCTAACCTGGCTGAAAATCGCGGACAAGCTGGACATCCCACTGGCAACACTGATCGGGAGGGAGACGAAATGAGGAAAGAACCGAAAAAAGCACCGCTTCCGGTGCTGATGATCCTGCTGCCCTTTGTGGCGGCAATGACTCTGTGGGACCTGGCCGGCTGGCTGGTGGCCGTCATTTGGGACGGGGTGCAGCGCCTGGGACCCCGGTTCCAGGGGTTTGTGCTGGGCATGTGGGCAGGCATGGCCCTGTTCCTGTTTGCGGCTACCATGGCCGCGTTTGGCTGATTAAAAAGGGAGGATTTGAAATGAAATACTATTCCATTGACCAAGAAACGGCAAGACTGGCGAACGAACTGAAGGATAGAGCCGAGGAAAAGGACTACACCCTGCTGCTGTACCTGGGGAACTGTCCGCTGGATAAAGATGAAATGAAGGAAATGCCTGCGGTAGACTCTATTATAACGTCGAATGGGAGCATGGATTCCATTACTTGCGGGGTTATCTGCCTGCTGCAGCAGATTATCCATGCTTTCCGGAACGCCGCCGAAAACAAGGCTGTCGGGTGGCTGCTGGTGGCGGCTTTTTCAGCGGCCGTGACAAGATTAGGGCTTGATCCGGACTTTGACCCGGACAATACAGATAAATACGATGCCTAGGAGGCTGCCGTGGGAGAAATCTGGCAAACCCTGCAGTGGATTGACGACGAACGAAACCGTAAATGGCACGGGGCCAGAGAGGTTTACCTGAACAGGCCATTTGTTACCGGATATTTTCCTCCGGCAAAAAAGGACCTGGCAAGAGAAAATAAAACCACCGTCTTACAAGCTGAGCCCCGAACTGAAAAAAAGTTGGGCTCGAGCAAGCCAAATCAGGGATCAGAAAAGGAACTGGAAAAGAAACTGGCCCAACTGGAAGCTGACTTCCTGGATGACTCACCGGAAGCAGAGACCAGACGGCAGAAGATGCGGGAAGATTGGACGGCCCGGCTGGAGGCCAAAAAGAAAAAGCTGGAAGCCGCGCTAGCAATCCTGCCAAAGAAAACCTTGTAACGAAAGGGAAGGGAAGATCATGAGTGACGAAGTAATCAAACAACCGGATCCGTTGGAGCTGATCGAAATCGTCCCCGGGTACCGGGAAACCAGAAGCACGAAACACCTGGACAAAGCCCTCCAGGTGTTTCACCAAAGCATCAAGAACAAAGGGCTGAAAAAGTCCTGCGAAGCCAGGGTGAAAACCCGGAACGGAGGGGAATTTTCCTACCGGTATGTGGCGTTCTCTGACCTGCTAAACTCCATCGAGGAGTCTCTATTGGAAGCAGGCCTGGAACTGAAACAACCGCCGATCCAGGCAGGAAACACCGCTTTTGGAGTGCTGACCATCCTGAGCCACCCGGAAAGCGGGGAAAAGATTGTGTCCGGTCCATTCCTCCTGAACAACGAAAAAGGAGGGATAACCGGGGCCGGGGCGGCCTGCACCTCTGCCAGCCGGTACAGTGTTACCCGCCTTCTGGGGATTGCCCTGGACGATGATGAAGATGGGCAACAAAGCCAGGGAAGCAACTACACCCAGGGACAGGGATACAGCAGCCGGCAGAAACCGGCAGCCGGACAACAGGCCCAGGGAAAGAAATACGAATGGAACCATCCATTCCCCCAGCCCGGGTTCATCAAGGACCATCCCAATCCCAACCAGGTCAAAATCCTGGAAACCATGTGCGAAAAAGTCAAGAAGTACCCGTCCAATGTGGCCAGCCAGTTCGGGGCTGCTGATTTTGCCAGCATGGGCTTCAAACAGTACCGGGACGCCTATGCTGCCATTGGGGATGAAATGATCAAAAAAGGCTGGACCAATGTGAACGGGATCTGGCGGGAAAAGCAGCCGGCTCCCGCTCCCAGCAGTCCCATGGATCAGTTCGGGGATCCGGAACAGCCAATCTTTGACGAAGAAGTACCATTCTGACGAAAACTTTAAGGAAAGGGGGTGATTTCTTTGCAGCCAAATTGGATTTATGAGATCAACGCATTTTACAACTGGGCAGAAACAACTGAAATCAAGCCGGACGCCATCTCGCTCTGGCACGCCTTGATGTTCACGGCGAACAAGGCTCACTGGAAGAGCCGGTTCAATGCTTCTGCCAGCTTACTGTGCGCAAGATCGGGCTTATCTAAATCGTCTTTTCAGCGGGCGAGGAATGCGCTGTCACAGATGGGCAGAATCAAGTTCTATTCTCGTAAAGGGAACCAGAGCGCTGTATACGAAATCATCTTCTTCAGCGATAACGGTGTGGTTCAATATGAACCACAAAGTGAATCACAATTGGACCACAAACCATTTGTGACCCAATATGAACCACAAAGTGAACCACAATCCGAACCACAATCCGAACCACAACCTGGGCACATACTTAAACATAAACAAGAAATAAACAAAACAACGACTACTGTTTCGTTGTCGTCCTCTGAAGGGATGAAAGAAACGTGCGAGCTGTTCGAGAAGAACGTCCATCCTTTCAGCGGACTGGTGGAAAGGGATATGCTCTGCGACTTGGTAGAGACTTACGGATCTGCCTGGGTCCAGGGCGCTATCCGGGAGGCTATCCGTCAGGGAGCCCTGCGGCTGAGCTATATTACCGGGATCCTGAAGTCCTGGAAGGCTAAAGGCGGTCCGATCATGCAGCGGAAGCCGGCAAGGGAAAAGACCCTGACGGCGGCAGAGAGGGAAGATCTCATACGGGAGGGATTCGAGCTATGAACGAAGTCAAGGATTACCTCGAAAAACTGGCCGGGCACAGAGTTACGCCCAGGCCATGGGACTACACGGACAGCGATGGCTGCCTGGTATGCGGGAAGTGCCACCAGCGCCGGGAAACGCTGATCCAATGGCTGGCCGACGACGAAGGCAAGCGGGAAACCCGGAAGGTGGCCGTCATGTGCGATTGTGAGAAGCAGCAGGCGGACCGGGAAAAGCTGGAAAACCAACGGAAGCAGCAGAGCTACCGGATCAGCCAGCTCCAGAGCTATGGCTTTTCTCCGGCCCAGCTGGAAGGGCTGACCTTCCAGCACTGCGACTGGCAGGGAGAACATACCCGGCTGGCCTGGAACTATTGCCAGCATTTTGACGAAATGAAGGAGGCCGGGGCCGGGCTGCTTTTCTACGGCAATGTGGGGACCGGGAAGACTTTCTTGGCCGGCTGCATTACCAATGCCCTTCAGGCCCAGCACCGGACAGCTTTCATGACTACATTCGCACGGCTGGACCGGGAGCTGTCCAACTGGGCCAGCAAAGACGACAAAACCGCCGCCCTGGACCGGATCACGGGCTGCGAACTGCTGGTGATCGATGACCTGGGCATTGAGCAGAAGAACCCCCGGATCCTGGAAACAGAATTCCAGGTGATCGACGCACGGGCCAGGGTCAAAAAGCCGATGATCATCACCACTAATCTGTCCCCGGCGGATTTTGGGGCAGAAGACTGGGGATACCGGCGGATCTATGACCGGATCATCGGGAGCTGCAAGCCGGTATGCTTCAGCGGTAAAAGCCGCCGCCGGCGGTCTCAGGAAAAGGACAGATGGGCCCGGATCGACAAGCTGCTGCAGGAGGGATGAAAAGGATGGCAAAGAAAACCGATGACAAGCAGCGGAAGTTGAAACGGTGTGCTGCCCGCCCCTGGGCCAGGCCCCGGGAGTACGGACCTTACCCACGGCTGTGGGACTACATGACCTGCAGCAGGGCGGGGGAGAAAATTGCGGCAGTGGGATTTTGTCCGTTGATACGGTAAGGGGGGAACGAAAATATGAGAGCGAAAAATCGGGTTGTAATGGACCTTTTAAAGCTATCGGCAGCAAATCCTACTCTGCCAATCGTGGCCATGGTCCAAAGCGAAGTCGTAGATGGGGAAGATTACGGATACTGGGCCGGTATGGTCGTGGGAGCGGAAATTGAAGAACTATGGACATGTTGGGAATATGACGGCAGGACCTGGACGCGAGAAGAAGCTGAAGATGATCTGGCTGATTTCATGGAGAGCATTGGCCAAACCGAAGAAGTCGAGAAGATACAATCTCTTCCTGATGGGCCGCTGTTTGAACGAGCTGCCATGAAATTCATTGCCGGATTACCCTGGGGAAAAGCGATTGTGCTGTTTGTTGATACGTTTGAGAGCTAATCAAAGAGGAGGAAATTTAGCCATGACAAGAACAGCACACTTTCGGATTGAGGGACGGCTGCCATGCATGAACGACATCATCAACGTGGCCAGGACCAACCGGTACGGCAGCGCTAAGCTGAAGAAGGATACCCAGGAACAACTGGAATGGGTTATGAAGGCCACCCTGGCAAAAGATAACTGCCTGGGGATGCAGTTTCCTGGCCATGTGGTGGTTGAGGTCAAGTTCTATGAGGGCTACGGCCGGAACCACAGAAGGGATGATGACAACATCATTGGAGGCGGCTGCAAGTTCATACTGGATGCTATGCAGGAAATCGGGCTGATCAAGAACGACAGCCCGAAATACTGCCACCTGAAGGCAGAACGGTTTACGGATTTCGATGGAAATCCGCACATCCTGGTGAAGGTGACAGAAGACCGATGAAAGAAGGAAAGCCCATGTATTACAATTCGTACGAACAGGAAGTTTACCGGTACCTGAAAAACTACATCGACTGGGGGCAATACAAGGCCAGCCTGGAAAAAGAAGTGAAGGAACTGGAAACCAAGCTGACCATTGTCCCAGGCCCCAAGGGCACCCGGTTTGGATACAACGGCGGCGGATCCGGCGGCTGGCATAAGGACAGCGAGGAAGAAACGGCCGCCCTGCAGCGGGAAGAAGACTATACAGAGCTGGAAGCCAAAAGGAAAGACCTGGAAGCCCTGGCTGACCGGCTGGGCCGGATCGACAGAGCCCTGCAGGAGCTGCCCTCTATGGATCAGACCATCATCATGCAGCGGACGGTATACGGCAGGACCTGGATTGAAATCGCCCACATGGTCCACATGGATGAAAAGACTTGCAGGGACCGGTTCAACCGGAAGCTGCTGCGGCGGCTCGCCATCCAGGTGTGCGGGCCTAAGGCAGATCCGGCCAACCGGCGCCGGAAGTTCATCCTGCTGTAATAAGAGATAGATTGAAAATTCCGAAAACGTACCCGTTTTTCACCCGTGTTTTGGCGTTTTTCCATGATATACTGGTATCGTGGTGAAAAGGAGATGACCTCCGCCTCTTCACACTGCTCATTTCAATCTTCCCTTACGAAATGAAAGCATGAGAGATACCCAGAGTCAAGAAAAAACGCCAGCAGATCTTGAAATCTGCCCCGGCGTTTTTTCTTTTGCCGGAAAGGATTGGCCATGGAAATTGTTGAAAAGCCCATTGGAAGCATAACCCCATATGAAAATAACCCAAGGGACAATGATGCAGCAGTGGAATACGTGGCTAATTCTATCCGGGATTTCGGGTTCAAAGTACCAATTGTTGTTGACCGAGATGGGGTCATAGTGGCCGGGCACACCCGGTTAAAAGCGGCCAAACGGCTGCACCTGAAGCAGGTACCATGCATTGTGGCGGATGATTTGAGCCCGGACCAAATAAAAGCTTTTCGGCTGGCTGACAACAAAGTAGGGGAAATGTCTACATGGAATCCGGATCTGTTACTGGGAGAACTAAAAGACCTGGTGGATCTGGATTACCCTATGGATCAGTTCGGGTTCGATTTGACAGGGCTGGATGTTGCCATGGATCCAGAAGATAATGAAGAGCAAGAAGAAAAAGAAAATGAACAGGAACGGACCATGGACGCATATAACCTCCATGACTATGATCCTGGACGTACAGCAGGGTTTTACCAGATGCCCCTGATCCAGGCATGTAAAGGGATTCCCACAGAGCTGATAGGGTTCAACTATATGCTGACGACTGAGCCACGGACTGGGCTGGGAATCCATTTCTACGTGGATGATTACCAGTTTGAACGGGTATGGAACCAGCCCCAGGAGTACTGCGAAAAGCTGGCAGCCTTTGATTATGTGCTGACACCCGACTTTTCCCTTTATCTGGATATGCCCATAGCCATGAAGATCTGGAACGTGTACCGGTCCCGGCTGATCGGGCAGATCCTCCAGGATATGCAGGTAAAGGTAATTCCTACACTGTCCTGGGCGGAAGATGCCAGCTTTCAATTCTGCTTTGATGGGATTGAACCCGGCGGCACGGTTTCTGTTTCCACCATCGGAGTGAAAAGGGACAAGGAATCCATGGAAGTATGGAAAGCCGGGATGGACGAAGCCATAAAGCGGCTGAAACCATCGGCCGTTGTGGTATACGGTGGGGATATCGGATACAAGTTCCCTTGCAGGGCCGTATATTTTGAAAATGCTGTTACGGAGAAAATGAAGAATGGGCGGTAGGGGAGCCAGCAGCGGAATTAGTGTATCAGGGAAAGCCTATGGAACTGAGTACAGAAGTATATACAGGAAAGAAAATATCAAATTTATAGTGCAAAATTCAAAAGAGGCAGTAAAAACACCTATGGAAACAAGAACTAGGGGAAGAGTCTACGTTACACTAGGGAGAAAATCCAAAAATCCGGTTAGCATAACTTACTATGATGGCAAGAATCGGCGCATGAAACAAATCGATCTAACTCATTATCATGACGGCAAGAAACCTCATGTTCATATAGGATATGTACATGATGAAAACGGAAACAGGGGTTTGACGGCCAAGGAAAAAAGATTTGTTACACATATATTAAAAATTTGGTATAATGAGTATAAATCCGATGTGGTGCAGGCGTGAGCATACCTGATAGATATCAGGAGACCCCGGTTGAAATCCGGGCGGGGATTGAGCAGAACCATTTTATGGCTCTGCTTTTTTATTGCCAGAATAGGAGGTAATTCATGGATAGCAATACTTTCCAGCTGAAAATGCTGGGGAAGTCTCTGGTAATGGTAACCGACCAAGATATTGTTTTCCGGCGCAAGCATGGGAGGTGGGCCCTGTGGAACAGCAAAACAGAAGAGGAAAAGGTATTCCAGGATACCGAAAGCCTGCTGGATTACACCATTGGTGGAAAGAAGATAGGCGATATCCTGGACGAAAAAGAAGATTTCTCCATCCCCCTTGAAGGAGGGAGAGGCGCTTCTGGCAGCAGCGGTATGAAGTCTTTTAAATTCGGGCATGCCAGTGGTGGAGGAGGAGGGCACAATAAGTCGGATTTACCCGCAAGAGTCAATGTAAGGGTAAAAGTGAAAACACCAGAGAATGCCATAAAAACATTCATGAATCTGGCCGCATTGCGGCCCGACAGAGAACATTCTGTCACCATAGACCGGATGGGCTTTGCCAACAGTTACACCCATGGTGGAAGTTCTTCTGTCAGCCTGGGACGGATCCGAAAAGGGGATTTGGCTGTGCATAATCATCCCAGTGGCGGGTCTTTCTCTGACACGGATTTAATTACGGCGTCTCAGCAAACTGGCCTGCGTGGTATTGTGGCGACCTATGACAAGAGCATGTTTGGGGGGCAGGGATACCGGCTTATAACCAAAGGGACCCATTTTAAAGCAGAGGCATTCGTGAAAGCAGTCAAGACGGCTTCCATGCGGGGCAAGGACTATGATGACGCGGTAGATCGTTGGCTGTCCAGAAACCAGAAAAGGTATGGGTACAAATTCAAAAACATAAAGGTGTGACAGCACAGCGGCAGCTGTCTTTTTTTATTGGATTTTTCAACAGGATAGTGGGAGACGATGAATGATGAAAACTTAAATAAAGGAGAGAAATTTAAATTTCGAAGCGGTGAGGAAGCGGCGAGAAATGGCCAAAAGGGCGGGCAGGCATCCGGCCGAAAACGCCGGGCCCTGAAGACCTGGAAAGAGCTTACCAGGGAAGTGCTGAGCATGCCAATGAAGCCAGGAAAAGTTGATAAAAAAATCAAAAGTCTGGCAGAAGCTAAAGGGAAAAACCTGAGGGTCCAGGACGCCATGATTTTGGCACAAACGGTCCAGGCCATGAAAGGAGACACCAAAGCATTTGGCATGCTGGCTGAGCTTTCTGGGCTCTTTGATATGGAAGCTCCTGCCCAGCAGCCTCTGGCCGTGCCTGATGATACAAACTTGATCATCCCGGCTTTTGATGGACTGAGCGCTGACATTAAACGTCACTTGCACACCCATTACTGGCTGAAGGGCGGACGCGGCAGCACAAAGTCCTCTTTTATTTCCCTGCAGATTCCTAAATTAATGATTGCCCATCCTGATGTGCACGCGGTTGTGTTGCGAAAGGTTGGGAACACCTTGAAAAATTCCGTTTACCAGCAAATTGAATGGGCTATTGAAGAACTGGGGCTGATGGAAGAATTCAGCTTCAAAAAGTCACCCATGGAAATTACCTTGAATCGGACAGGACAGAAAATCCTGTTTTTCGGGGTGGATGACAAGGCAAAACTGAAATCCCTGAAAATGCCCTTTGGCTATGTGGGGGTGCTCTGGTATGAAGAACTGGATCAGTTCGCCGGCATGGCGGAAATCCGGAATATCAACCAGTCACTGCTGCGGGGCGGCCCGGCCGCCTGGTGCTTCTATTCATTTAACCCACCAAAGAGCCGGGACAACTGGGTGAATGTGGAGCAGCTGACAGACCGTTCAGATCGGCTGGTGAGCAGCAGCAATTACCTTTTGGTCCCCCATGATTGGCTGGGTGAACAGTTTTTCATAGAAGCAGAAGCCCTGAAAGAGCAGAGGCCGGACCTGTATGCCCATGAATACCTGGGAGAAGTGACGGGCACAGGAGGCGATGTGTTTGGCAATGTGGCAGACCTGGAAATGACGGATGAAATGATCAACAACCAGTTCGACAATATCCGGGATGGGATTGACTTTGGGTTTGCCATTGATCCCTTTGCCTACACAAAAATGCATTATGATCCGAAAAAGCATGATCTGTATATTTTCGATGAGGTTTACGGCGTCCAGATATCCAATGAAAAAGCCTATGAGCTGGTAAAGGACCGGGTCGGGGACCGCTATGTCAATGCCGACAGCGCGGAACCCAAAAGCATTGCACGGCTGTGTGATTTGGGGCTGCGGTGCCTGCCGGTCAAGAAAGGCCCGGACAGCCGGGACTTTGCCATTAAATGGCTTTCAGATCTGGCCCATATTTTCATCGACAAGCGACGCTGCCCCAACACCTACCGGGAATTTGTGGGCTATGAATTTGCCCAGGACAAAGATGGAAATTTCATCAGCCAGTACCCAAAGGCCAATGATCATACTATCGACAGTGTGCGGTATGCGCTGCGGCAGGATATGGACGGTGCCACCTATTCTTTTGATTGATGGAGGAAAAATGTTTTTCAATGATTTCATCGGGATGCTGCTGAAGGCTGGAAGCCGGCAGAACATGACAACCAAACAATTTTTGGAAAAGGAAATCTATTACTGGTTAAACAGCCCGGAACGGAGGCTGCAGCTGACTGGTGCCGCTTATTATCGGCAGGACCAAGCCATTGAGCATAAGCAGCGGACGGTAATCGGGGAAAACGGGACTGTGACTACGGTCCATAATCTTCCGAACAACCGAATGACTGACAATCGGTATGCTTTCCTGGTGGACCAAAAAGCCAATTATCTGCTGGCCAAACCAGTGGATGCCAGGGCGGACAACGAAGCTGCCCAGGATATGGTTAATGATATCTTTGGTCCCAGGTTCCGCCGAACCCTGCGGGCCGTGGGAAAAGATGCCTTGAATTGCGGAATTTCCTATCTGTTTCCCTATGTGGATAGTACCGGGGAGCTGGCATTCAAGCGTTTCCATGGCTATGAAATCCTCCCTTTCTGGAAAGATCAGGATCATACAGCCCTGGATGCTTTTTTGCGGATGTACCCCCAGGAAGTCTATGAAGGACAAACCAAAAAAATCGTGCAGCGGGTTGAATGGTACACCCTGGATGGGGTGCAGAAGTTCATTTATGAGGCTGGAAGCCTGAAACCAGAAAGCACGGATATTTTCCCCTATGTTGTGATCAACAGCGGGGAAGGGGAACCGGAGGAAGCCAAAACCTTTAACTGGGCCCGGATCCCATTGATCCCTTTCAAGCTGAACAGTGAAGAAATCCCCCTGATCAAGCGGGTAAAATCGCTGCAGGATGCATTGAATGTCATGTACAGTGGCTACATGGACAATATGCAGGAAGACCCACGGAATGCCATTTTGGTGCTGCACAACTACGATGGCCAGAATATGGCTGAATTCCGGCGTAACCTGGCTACTTATGGCGGTGTAAAGGTCCGGGATCCGGGCGGAGTGGATGTGCTGGCCGTTCCGGTGAATTCGGAGAATTACCAGGCAATCATCAACTTGTTGAAACGGGCTATCATCGAAAACGGCCGGGGGCTGGATACAAAGGATGACCGGCTGACAGCAGGAAGCCCCAATATGATGAATATCAGATCCATGTATACGGATCTGGATCTGGACGCTGATGACATGGAACTGGAATTCCAGGCCAGCATGGCGGATCTCATGTGGTTTGTGAATACTTTTAATTCGGCCCTGGGACGCCCTGTAACAGACGTCCAGTTCATTTTTAACCGGGATACTATGGTCAATGAATCTGAAGTGATTAATGACTGCCGTGCCAGCGTGGGAATCATCAGCCAGGAGACAATTATTGCCAATCACCCCTGGGTCAAAGATAGCAAGAAGGAACTGGAACAGGTCCAACAGGAACAGGCGCAACAGATGGCTGCCATGGACCCCTATGGAGGGAATGAAGGATGGAGCAAAAACAACGGGACCCACGGTTGACAAAAAATGCAAAATACTGGTGGAAGAAACGGGCTACGGCTGTAGAAGAAGCCCAGTACCAGGACGAAATGAACTTGGCACGGGATATGCAGCGAGCCCTGGATTATGCCTATACCAGCATAGAAAAAGAAATCTATGCATTGTATGGAAAATATGCCGAAAACAACCAGATGACCCTTGCAGAAGCCCGAAAGTATTTGACAGATGCAGAACGGGAAGAGTTCCGTCATACCCTGCAGCAATATATTGATATGGCCAGAAACAATTCTGACGGCCGTTTTGACAAGCTTTTAGACGCTTTGAGTACCAGGGCAAGGGTCAGCCGCCTGGAAGCCCTCCAGGCCCGTTCTGCCCTTTATATCCGGGAAGCCTATGGTGGTATGGATAGCGCCATGCTAAGCAAGCTGGAAAACCTGATTACAGATACCAGCATGCGGACGGCCTACGACATTCAGACTGCGAAAGCCTACTATGAGCCTTTTGCCCAGGTGGACAAAAAATCCATAGACCGGGTCCTGGCTAAACCCTGGACCCCGGATGGCAAGACCTTTTCAGACCGGCTATGGACGAACCAGAAAGATTTGATTAATACAGTACAGGATGAAATGGTAAAAGGGTTTACCAGCGGTGTAGACCCTGCTGCCATGACCAAAAGCCTGATAAGCCAGTTCGGGGTTGCCAAATATGCGGCCCAGAGGCTGGCTGTAACGGAAGGCGCTTATTTTGCCAGTTTGGCAGCAGGAGATACTTACAAAGAGTATGATGTGGAGAAATACCAGATCCTGGCTACCCTGGATGATAAGACTTGCGATATATGTGCCAGTCTGGACGGGGAAATTCATGATATGAAGGACTACCGCCCAGGAGACACAGCCCCACCATTCCATCCAAACTGCCGGACAACCACCATACCCTATATCGAAAATAATGTGCTGAAGGGGAAAGATAAACGAGCTGCCCGGGATATGGAAACTGGAAAAACGGTCCTGGTAGATGGAGAACTGACTTATCCGGAATGGAAAAAGCGATTTGTGGAAGTCCCCCAGCAGAAAGGCGGAATTGACACCGGCGGCCACGAAGGAAACGGGGTGGATGTGGATGTTTCTGGAAGTGACACTGGCTATACTGGTGAAAAAGTTGTCCAGAGGAAAAAATAATATTGAATTTAGCAGACCAGTAAGGCCTGTTTTTTTATTGCCTTTTTGGTATTGCAGGCGGAAAAGAACAAGACCGGCGGCGTGGGCGCTGACCACGAAAACAAGCGAACTGAGAAAGGACGAATACCATGAACAATGAACAGCTGAAATCTTTAGGCCTGAGTGATGATGTCATCCAGCAGATCCTGGATGACCAGGGTAAGAACTTTGTGCCGAAATCCCGTTTCAATGAGGTGAACGAGGGAAAAAAGGCACTGGAAGCCCAAATGACTGAACGGGACGCCCAAATGAAGGACCTGGAGACGAAAGCCAAAGGGAATGACGAATTGCAAAAGCAGATCCAGAGCTTGCAGGAAGCTAATAAGAAGCAGAAAGAAGCCTATGATGGGCAGATCCACCAGATGAAAGTGAATAATGCCCTCTCTGCTGCCTTAGTGGCTGCTCACGCCAAAAACGTGGACGCTGTTAAGGCCATGCTGCATATGGACAAGTACGAACTGGCAGAAGACGGTTCCATCAAGGGCATGGCTGATGCCATTTCCAAAGTCAAGACGGAAAATGCCTGGGCTTTTGATGATAAGCCGGCAGCCGGGGGAAATAAGCCTACCATTAAGCTGGGCGGCTTCCAACCGGGTGAAGGGGCAGATGGCAGCGGGAAAGGCGACCATGTAGCTTCTGACAGCGAAATCATCTGGAATGCCATGCACGGCCGATTCCCTGCAATGAGTAAGGAGGAATAACATGCCGAACGCTTTTGAAAAAACTCAAATTTTCCAGACGCTGCTGGATCAGCAGATTACCCAGGAAGCCACTTCCAACTTTCTGGAAGCCAATGCCGGCCAGGTCATTTACAACGGTGGCGATACCGTAAAAATCCCGACGATTACTACGGACGGTCTGAGCGACTACGACCGACAGACTGGCTACCCCAGCGGCGCTGTTACCCTGGCCTACGAAACCATGAAAATGACCCAGGACCGGGCCCAGAGCTTTAATATCGACGCCATGGATGTGAATGAAACCAATTATATGGTGAATGTGGGCAATATCATGGGAGTATTTCAGAGAGAAAAGGTAATCCCCGAAATTGATCTGTATCGGTGGAACCAGATTTTCCTGGCTACGGATGGAGCAAAACATTCCACGGCGAAATCCCTGACCAAAGATATTATCCTGGACGAACTCCAGGCAGACATTACGGCGGTGGAAGATAAAGCTGGGACCCGAAACGGCCTTGTGATTGTGATGAATATCAACACGGCTTCCCTGCTGAACAGTGCCCTGGACAAAAAGCTGGACCCTGTTACTTTCACTTCCGGAGAAATCCACACGGAAGTAAAAGGACTGGATGGGATTCCCATCATTAAAGTTTCCAGTACCCGTATGAATACGAAAGTGACCAAGGACACCAGCACGAAGGCACTGAAAGCTGCCGGCGCTGCTATTAACTGGCTGATTTTCCCCCAGTTTGCTCCCATTGCTGTGTCCAAAACGGATACGGTCCGGATCTTCAGTCCTAACGGAGAAGCCGGCTATCCTGCATACCAGGGTGCCAATGCCTGGCATGTGGACTACCGGAAGTTCCATGATATTTGGATTCCCAAGAACCGACTGGACGCCTTCTATGCCCATGTTGACCCTGCAGCCTGACGGAAGGGTGATGTAAGTGGACAATAAACCAACGGCAGCTGACTGTGGAACTTACATCACGGCTTTGACCGGATACCAGCCTACGGCGGAAGACGGCGTGCTGCTGGGGCTCCTGCTGGATACAGAAGAACAGCTAATCTTGAACGAAACCGCCCAGGATTCGCTGCCTTCTGCCCTGTACGGCACCCTGCGGGATGCTACCTGCAGTCGTTTTCTGATGACAAAGAAGGAAACGGTGCTGGGCAGCGACAGCCTCCAGGTGGTCAAAAGCATTTCTGAAGGAGATGTATCTGTCTCCCTGGATGGATCCACTGCGGAAGCTCGACTGGATGCCCTGATCCAGGAACTGGAAAAGGAGGACCTGTCATGCTTCCGAAAATTGCGGTGGTGAAAAAAGCGGTACAGAGCCTCTATGATGCAACAGCAACCGTATCCACCTGGGAAAAGGTGAAGGATGCCAGCAATATTACCAGGGAAAAGCTGCAGAAATTGGGAGAAACCCGCTGCCGTGTGGTTTATCGTTCTGTCCCGGCAGCCCAGGGGAATGATACGGCTGACCTGCTGCCCGTTGAGATATCAATGAATTACGATGCTGAAGCATTGACTATCCCCTCTGGCAGCCGGATCCATATTAAATGGGATGATGGCAGGGAAGAAGATTTCCAGAATTCTTCTTTCCCAGCCGTATATCCCCATCATGGATCCGTTCAGCTGGAAAGAGTGGAGAGACGGCCATGAGCATAAAAGTGGATGTTTCCGGGTTTGCAAAGTACCGGGCCAGCCTGGGAAATGCAAAGGTGGAACAGCATATCCAGGGGGCTTTGAAAGAAACAGTCATAACCGCGTTGGGAGCCACAAAGAAGGCTACACCTGTAATTACCGGAACCCTGCGCCGGGAATGGAAAGTGACTCCCGTCATGAAAGAGGGAACGGCCTATGTGGCCTCTCTCTACAATGATACAAAATACGCCCCCTATGTGGAATACGGCCACCGGACCAACCGAAAAGATGGCTCCCATGGATGGGTGGAAGGACAGTACATGATGACCAATGCCTGCAAGCAGGTACAGGCAGAGACTGGGAAAATCGGCAGGAAGCACATCCAAGCCATGCTGGCAGAAATGGGGATGAAATGACCAACCAGACTGTGATTAACGCCATAGCCCTGGCCCTGGAGCCCCTGCAGGCTACTGTGTATGTGACGGAAGCCAAACAGGATATCCGGGACGGGGATATTATAGTCATGGCCACGGGCACCATGAGCAGCCGGCTAACAGCCTGGCGCTACAGCGTGGGTTATTCCTTTGACGTGATTTATCTGTCAGAAGACAAGGAAAAGGCCCTGGCTGTGGCTGATGACCTATTCGAGCTTTTAGAAGAAATCAACACTGATGAAGGCCGGATCCGCGGATCCGGCTTTTCCTATCACTGGGCAGACGGTGCTTTGCATTTCCTTGTGACCTATCAGGTGCTCCTGACCAGGGTACATGAACAAGGTCCTATGATGAAACGTCTGACCATCAATGGAGGGATCAAAAATGGATGAAATGGCAATGGGCGGCCCTTCTTTTACAAAAGAGCTGCTGCTGCAGAGTAAAAAATATGAAGGCTATGTGGATATCCTGGAAGCACTCCTGGATGACGACAAACTTTATACCAGCGAAGAGGTGGATTCTCTGATTTCCACCTTTATGAAAAGGAGCGTGAACTGATGAGCTACGGCGGTGGTACTTTCCTTGTGCAGAATAAAGTCCTGCCTGGTACTTATATCAACTTTGTCAGTGTAGCCAAGGCCTCTTCTGAGCTTTCTGACCGGGGTTATGCGGCCCTGGGGCTGGAGCTTGACTGGGGCCCGGACAAGCAGGTCTTCACAGTTGAACAGGAAGATTTTCAGACCGACGCCCAGAAGTATTTCGGGTACGACTATACGGACCCGAAAATGAAAGGGCTGCGGGATTTGTTCCTGAACCTGAAGACGCTGTACTGCTACCGGCTGAACAGCGGCGGGGCAAAGTCCCTGTCTGATTTCTGTGAAGCCAAATACAGCGGGATTTGCGGAAACAAGATCATGATTACGATTTCCGCCAATGTGGATGATACGGCAAAGTTTGACGTATGCACCTATTTTGACGGGGACCTGAAAGACCGGCAGACCGGGGTTAAGACTCTGGCCGACCTGGACGACAACGACTATGTAAGGTGGATTGATACAGCCAATATTGCGGTGACCGCTGGCACATACCTGTCCGGTGGGACCAATGGCACAGCGGCTACCGGATCCACCCATAGCGATTTTCTGGCACAGCTGGAATCTTATTCTTTTAATATCCTGGGATGCCTGTCTACGGATGATACGATCAAGAGCCTGTATCTGTCCTATACCAAACGGATGAGGGACGATGTGGGGGCCAAATTCCAGTGCATCGGCTATAACAAATCCGGGGACTATGAAGGGTGGATCAACTGTACTACAGGGGTAAAGGATGCGGACTTCCCGGAATCAGCCCTGATTTACTGGCTGGTAGGGGCAGAAGCTTCCTGCCAGGTAAATCGAACCGTGGGGAATAAAGAATATGATGGGGAATTTATTCCGATTGTCAAAACCAAGCAAACGGATCTGAAAAACCAGATTTTAAATGGGGAACTTTGCTTCCATCAGGCAAATGGCAGTGAATTTTATGTGCTGAAGGATATCAACAGCCTGACTAGTTTCACAAAGGCTAAAAATAAGAACTTCAGGCTGAACCAGGTCATGCGCGTCCTGGATCAGTGGGGTAATGATATTGCCGTCCTTTTTGGAAAGTATTATATGGACAAGGAACAGAACCTGGCTCCCGGCCGGACCAACTTCTGGAATGACATTGTGGACTATTCTCAGAAGCTGGAAGGGATTGGGGCCATTGATATTTTTGATACTGACAGCTTAAAAGTGGAGCAGGGAGAAGAAAAGGAATCTGTGGCGGTTACTGTGACCATCGATCCTGCAGTGGCCATGGAAAAATGTTATATGTACTGCTATGTAGCCTAAGAGGGGGTGAGTGCAATGGCTAAACTGATGAACGCCAAAGATGCGGTATGGGCTGGTATGGGGTCCGTTTACATTACTCTGGACAATAACAGGATCTGCCTGATCCAGGCAGTGCATGTAACGGCCAAGTACAAAAAGGACAAGAAAAAAGTCAATATTATGGGAACGACGGTAGTCGGAAACAAGGGCGGCAGTCTGACGTATTCCGGCAGCCTGAGCCACTATTACAACACGTCCCTTTTTCGGAAGTATTTAAAACGGTACCAGGACACAGGAGAAGATTTCTACTTTGATGTAATCCTGACTAATGAAGACAAGACGTCTGCGGCCGGAAAACAAACCGTGATTCTGAAAAACTGCAACTTTGATGATGGTACAATCGCTGAACTGCAGGCCGGCGGGGATGTTCTCGTGGAAGAGTCCAATTTTACGTACGAACGGTTTGAAATGCCAGATGAATTTACTACTCTGGACGGTATGAAGGCATAAGGAGGAAGAAAATATGGCGCTTGATGTATCTATGTTTCTGGCTAGCAAAGCAGTTCCGGTCAAGGAAACCACATATGTGGTTTCTGACCGGTTCGTCGATGCAGAAGGGAAACCAATTCCGTGGGTGCTGCGGCCCGTGTCCAGTGCAAAGGACAAGGAACTGAAACAGACCTGCACGAACAACGGTCATTTTGACAATGGGAAATATGCTGAAATGCTTACGGCTGAATCTGTGGTAGAACCCAATCTGGCAGATGCTACACTGCAGGACAGTTACCATGTTTACGGGAAGACTGAGCTGCTGGAACAGATGCTTTATGCGGGGGAAATGAACAAGCTGCAGCTGAAGGCCCTGGCCATTAATGGCATGGCCACCCCGCTGGACGAACTTGTGGCCGAAGCAAAAAACTGATCAGGGAGGGAGAAGGAGATTTTGCTTTTATGCACTATGCGCTGCAAAAGCTCCATATCCTTCCCAGCCAATTTGCGGCCATGAGCCGGGGCGAAAAGGCCCTGGTAATTGCGTCTATTGATTTAAGGGCGAAAGCGGAAAAGAAACAGCTGGATGATTTGGAGGCGGGACGGAATGGATAGTCAGCAAGTCAATACGAGGTTTACGGCTACCGATGAAGTCAGCCCGGTCCTGAAGGCTATCGGCAGCAGTGTGGAGAATCTGAATTCTGGCCTGGGGATGCTGAACCGGGCCGGCAGCCTGGTAGGCATGACATTGGGCATTACCAGCGTGGCAGCTCTGGGAACGGCTGCGGTCCAGACAATGGACAAAGCGGTAGCCGTCTATACGGGGCTCCAGCAGCAGGAAATCAAACTGCAGACCATTATGCACCAGCGTATGGCCGCCAACCAGCAGATGATCGACAGTATCCATGGGGTTATGACTGCCCAGACCCAATTGGGGGTTGTGGGCGGTGGCGCCCAGCGGGCAGGGGCCCAGCAGCTGGCTACATTCCTGACCCAGGCAGACAGCCTGAAAGTGCTGATCCCGGCCATGAACAACCTGGCCGTGCAGCAGGCAGGAGTCAATGTCACCAGTGAGCATATGGTAGGCCTGGGGAATCTGATGGGTAAGGTCATGCAGGGGCAGACGGCTGCCCTGACCCGCTGCGGGATTACCTTCTCTGATGCAGAAGCTCAGGTTCTGAAGTACGGGAACGAAACCGAACGGGCTGCTATGCTGGCCCAGGTCATAACCAACAATGTGGGAAAGATGAACGAAGTATTCGGACAGACCCCAGAAGGCCGCCGGGCCCAGGCGGTAAATCGCCTGGCAGGGGCCTGGGCCAATCTGGGAGCCAGGATCTCAGGGGTGAAAGCCATTATGGAGGCCGGGTTCGCCAATATGCAGGCGGACGTCCTGGCCAAAGTCACTGACGGTCTGGCATTGGCTTTTTATACAGTCGGCTATGCTGTCTATTATGGTGTGGATGCCTTGGTGTGGTTTGGGGAAACGATTCTGCAGGTAGCGGAAAACCTGGGCCCATTCCTGGGGCTCATGGCCTTATGGTATGCAACCTATGAAGCTTGCATCATGGTTGGTACAGCGTACACGGCTGTCATGAAGGGTATGGCCCTGGCAGAAGCAGCCCATGCAGCTGTTTCGAAGGTGGGGGCTGCTATTATGGCCGTGAAACGCGACCTTGTAGTGGCATACACCGTCGCCATGGTTGGACTGCACAGTAAGACCCTTATGGCTACCATAGCTCAGACCATATTCAACGGAACCCTGCTGGCCTGCCCTGCCGTTTGGGTTGCCACGATACTGACCATCTTGATTGGTGTGATCATTGCTCTGGCTGCCCGGATGGGCACCCTGAAAGATGTGGTAAAGAGTGTATGGCATGGCATTGTGGATATTATCACCAGTGCCATCAATATCATCATCGATGGTATCAATGTATTCATCGGAGCCATGAACAAAGCGGCCAGCCTGGGCAACAAGCTGTTCCATTGGGATATCAACCCCATCAGCAAAGTGCAGCATGTCAGCAGCCAGGGAATCAAAGACGCTGGAGACCGGTTCATCGACAACCCCAGCGAATTCATCAAAGGAATGATTCCCAAGCTTCCTGTCCCTCAGGGACCGGCGGGCATTCCCGCGGCAGGCACCGAAAACCTGGGCAATATCAAGGACGGTGTAGGCAAGATTGCCGATAACACAGCCCGGATCGCGGACAAGATCGATATGACGGATAAAGAAATCCAAGAACTGCGGGATATGGCGGAGAAGAATACCATGGTATCCTGGCAGGAACAGCATGTGACCATCCAGGTCAGCAATGAAAACCATCTGTCCAACCAGGTGGACGTGGACGGAATGACGTCCAGCGTGATCGAAGGGCTCAGAAGGGCTCTGGATGTAACCCAGGAAGGAGCCGTGGTGTACTGATGTATTACATGTTCATGGGTACCATGCAGGTCCCGATACCACCAGCCACCCTGCGGACCCGGATCCGGAATAGGAACCGGACCATCTCCCTGGTGAACCGGGGCGAAATCAACATCCTGAAGGCCACGGGGCTGACGGAGATTACTTTCAAGATGCTGCTGCCTAATGCCAACTACCCGTTCAACCAATCCATAATGGGGAAAGGATTGCATGCAGCATTTTATATTGATCAGCTGGAAAAAATGAAGCTGGCCAGTGATCCGTTCCAGTTCATCATAGTCCGGATGACAGACGGTGGAGAACTGCTGAATATGACCAACCTGAAGTGCACTCTGGAAGATTACAGCCTGGATGAAGATGCCCGGGAAGGGTATGACTTTTACGCCAATGTGCTGCTGAAGGAATACCGGGAATGGGGTGCCAAAAAGATCGATATCAAGACCAATGCCAACGGGGAAAAAGTGGGAACGGCAGAGACTACACGGTCTACTACAGGGAAGGGAAAAGTCCCTGACAGTGTGGTAGCCAAAGAGGGGGATACTTTGCAGACCATCTGCAAGAGAGTCCTGGGGCCTATGGCCATGAATGCGGCCATGGGGCTGCCGTTCATTAAGAAACTGAACAAGATTGCCATACCGGCTGTTCTGACGGCCGGGCAGGTAATCAAAATGAAGAACCCACAGTATGAGGTATCTACCAAGAAGTATCTGACAGGCACCAGTGGAGGGTTTATTAACAATGGCAGCAAGCAGTGATTCCTATGCAGGGGCAGTTTCTCAACAGAACCATCCTACCATAACCTACCAGATGATCATATCAAACAGCAGCTCAGAAGCTTATGAAGTGGAGCCCCTGGACGGCGTACAGCTGACCCGGGGCCGCCGGCTGATTCCTGCCTGTTTGACTTTCAAGGTCCCCATGGACAATGTTCTAAAGTTCCAGGAAGGGGCAACCGTCACTTTTAAAGTCAATGACACCATGGTGTTCAAAGGATTCGTATTCGAGAGATCCAGGGATAAAGAGAACGTAATTTCTGTCCGCTGTTATGATCAAATGCGGTATTTGAAGAATAAGGACTGTTTGGTATATAAAAACAAGACAGCCACAGAAGTTCTGAAGATGCTGTGCTCTGACTATGGTTTGAAGACCGATGACAGCAAGAATCTGGCTGACACGGGCCTAAAAATCAGCCATGTGGAGGACAACAAGACTTTGGCTGATATGATCAACTATACCCTGGCCATGACGGAAATCTACGGAAAAGGTCATCCCATCTATGAGTGCTATGATGACGCCGGAAAAATCTGTTTAAAAAGTATCACCAGCCCGGATATGACACTTGACTGTTTGCTGGATGGGGATGTGATGGAAAATTATTCTTACACATCCAGCATTGATAAAGAAACATACGACATGGTGAAAATCGTCCGGGAAGCCCCTGGGGAAGCCGGGAAAGCCCTGGTTAAGACTGGGGAAGCCAAAGACCAGAAGCACATAGACCAATGGGGGCGTCTGCAGTTCCTTATGCGGCCGGATGCCAATGAAACCAATCCTGTGGAAGCAGCAAAACGGTTTCTTACCCTGCATGACTGCAGGAGTGAAGAAATCAAGCTGAAGAATGTTATTGGTGATGTACGGGTCCGAGGAGGCTCCCGTGTGTACGTCAATATGAAATTTGACGATTTGACGGTTTCCTCCTACCTTGTAGTGGATGCAGTTACCCATCATTTTGAAGAAAATTGGCATGGAATGGACCTGGACCTGATTTACTACGAACGGGCCGGGGACTATAAAGTTACCTATGACAACGACGCAGCGGTTTTGGAGAAAATCAAGGAAGCTGAAGCATCCAAACAAGGTGGCAAACGATATTCGGGAAGCGGCAGCTGGAGCAATACGGAAGCCGGAGCTTACAGCAAAATGAAGAGCCTGGGAGCTACAGATGCCCAGGCTGCTGGTGTTATGGGAAATATCCAGGCCGAAGACTCTGGGTATGATCCATCCATTACTAATGACAGCGGGCACAAAGGTCTGTTCCAACTGGATACGAACCGATGGGGCCGGTATGAAGAGTGGTGCAGCAGGAATGGACTGGATCCGGAAGTCAATGATAACCAGATTGAATACGTTACCACAGTTGAAAATGGCAATCTGTTCCAGCAAATGCCCAAGGATGATCCCCAGGCAGCGGCTAAATGGTTCAATGACAATGTGGAAATTTCCGGAGAAAGCGGCGACGACCGGGCCGTCAATGCGTCCAATTATTACCAGGCCATGCAGCAGGGTACCCTTACCACTGTGACACCATCCTACCCGGAAGTGTACAGCGACGGGGGATATGTGGGCGGTGCCAATCCTAAACTGGTGGATGCAGGCATTGATGCAGTGGTCACAAATGGGAACAACTATTTCGGGGAAAATGGCTGTGTGCGGGCTACTACGGCCCTGGGCAGCTATTATAATACGGACCTGAAAGATGCCTATGACTGCAACGTACGAAGCGTCCCAGACCTGGAAAAATTCATGGGAAAGAGAGGCTACCAGGTGGAAGCCTATAATGGGTATGCCAATAAAGGGGATATCCTGATTTATGGTGATGACGACCATGCGGTGGTCTCTGATGGAGTGGGTGGCTGCTACAGCAATGCTACATTAGCAGATTACCATATGGTATACTGCAACGCCAATTATGCCTATGCCGATAACGAGCCTCCCACGAAAATCATACGGATGGGAAATAAAGCCTAGGAGGATATTATGCCAAACGAATATTTCAAGCTGCTGCAGGTCATTAAGCAGGCGGCAGTAGAAGCTGTCCGGGCAGAGGTAACAGCCAATGTGGTATTTGGGACCGTAATATCAATGTCCCCCATGGTCATACAGCTGGAATCAAAGCTGCAGATTCCAGAAGAAAATCTGAGCCTGACCAAAAACACCAGTTTATGGTCCGTCGATATGACCGTAGACCATCAGACGGAAGATGCCCAGGGCGGCAGCGGGGAAGCCCGCTATGAAAGCCACCATCACGGATACAAGGGAACCAAAACCTTCCTAGTGCACAATGAACTAAAAATGGGTGATAAGGTGATCTTGATCCGCTGTGAGGGCGGTCAGCGGTTTGTGGTTCTGGACCGGGTCTACAATCCGAACAGGGGGTGTAAAGGATAATGGCTGAATCTGTGCTGCCTTCCGGGGCAGCAGATATTGATAATGTCACGATTGAAAGTACTGCGGCCCAACCCAGCTTGACCTACCGGTTAGATTATGAAAATACGGGCCAGGTTGCCGGGAAGTGTGATGAATTGGAGGCCATGAAACAGGCCATTTACAAAATCATCAACACGGAAAGATATCAGTATCTGATTTATTCCTGGAACTATGGGATAGAGCTGCAGGATCTGATTGGTCAGCCCATTCCCTATGTTTATGCAGAACTGCAGCGCCGGATTACAGAGGCCCTGGAACAGGATGACCGAATCCTGGATGTGACGAATTTCAATTTTTCCCATAATGATGAAGATGTGGTGGTGACCTTGGAGGTTTCTACCATTTACGGGAAAACTACTGTTGAAAAGGTGGTGGCAGGGATTGTTTGAGGAACAGACTGCAAAGGTCATTGAAAAAAGGATGCTGAACAATGTGTCCGATTTGTACGACAAAAGAGAGGGCAGCATTATCTATGATGCTACGGCCCCGGCAGCGGTAGAACTGGCAGAGGCTTATCTCATGGCCAATGCCATCCTGCAGGAAACCTTTGCCACAACGGCCAGCCGGAAGTATTTGATCATGCGGGCAGCAGAATTTAATATCAAGCCCAAAGAAGCTACATTTGCAGTAGTAAAAGGGCAGTTCAACCAGGCGGTTGATATCGGGACGCGGTTCAATTCGAACGGCGTCTCTTTTACTGTAACGTCTCTGCTGGATGATACAGCTCACACCTATAAACTGACCTGCGAAACAGCTGGCACGGCTGGAAACTACAGCAGTGGGAATATTACTCCAGTCAGCACGGTCCCTGGACTTACTTCTGCAATGATAACAGGGGTAATCGTACCTGGCCAGGATGAAGAAGACACAGAGGCCTTTCGGGAAAGGTACTTTGAAGCATTGAAATCCAATGCCTATGGTGGAAATGGGGCAGACTACCGGGAAAAAGTGACAGCTTTGTCCGGCGTGGGCGGTGTCAAAGTGTACCGTTGCTGGAATGGTGGAGGTACCGTGAAATGCGTAGTGCTGGACAGTGAATACAATATTCCGGCAGCGGATTTTGTGGCTGATCTGCAAAAGCAGATTGACCCGCCAAATGAGCCCGGAATGGGGTATGGCATAGCCCCTATCGGTCATACGGTTACGGTGGCAGCCTCAACAGGTACATCAATCGCTGTAACGGCTAAGGTGACTACGGCCACAGGGACGGCCCTGGCTGACATCAAGGAGGCAATTACAGGCACCATTGGATCTTATTTATTATCTTTGCGGCAGGCGTGGTGCCAACAGACGGAAAAGGAAATGGTATCTGTTCGGCCGTCAGCTATCATGGTAAAAGCCCTGGCCGTGGCTGGAGTAGCAGATATTACTGATATCAAGGTGAATGGACAAACTACAAAGCTGGATCTTCCAACAGACGCGGTTCCTCTTCTGGGGACAGTGACTTTGACTGAGGGGGCCTGACGGAATGGCTACATTATCTGGCAACACCATTATCATCCAGCAAAAAGAAGAGGCCACAGTCCCTGTAATAATCAAAGATTCTTCCGGTAAGGTTTATATACCGAAAAGTTCCGACGCCCTGGTGCTGACTGTAAAAGAGTCTAGCAGCCGCCCAAATGCCATTATCCAAAAGCCAGTTGTTGATGGGCTGGTCCATTTCACGGCTCTGGACACAAACATATCAGCTGGGTATTACGTCTATGATATTCAAATGACCGGAAAGGACGGATTTACCAGCACCATTGTTACGCCTACTTCTTTCGTGGTGAACGAGCAGGGCAGTCTGTCGCGGAAAATAGATATCCGCAACTATCTTCCACCCGTCACCCGGGATTCCAAAGACGTACAGGCTCTGTGCGTGGCGGAAAACGTGGAGTTCGAAAACCTATGGGACAGCCTGGTAAATATCCTGTATAACCAGTACATTGCCCTGGCTACGGAATATGGGCTGACTCAATGGGAAAAGATTTTCGGGATTACGCCGGCGGCCACGGACAGATGGACGGACCGACGTTTCCGGGTGCAAACCTATTTAAAAGGGCAAAGACCTTATACGGATGAAAAGCTGGAAGCTTTGCTGGATGATCTTTGTGGACCGGGTGGCTACATCCTAGAAAGAGACTATGCCCATTATAAACTGACTTGCAAGCTGAACCTGGGCGTGAAATCCCAGCTGGACAATGCTGCAGCCATGCTGGAACGGATCGTACCTATGAACATCGGCTTGACCGTAACCCTAAATTATAACCGGCATGTGGATTTGAAACAGAAATTCACCCATGGAGACATGCGGGCGTTTAGCCATAAATCTTTAAGAGAGGATGTGCTGTAATGGCCAATTTGACCAAGAATTATTCCCTGGAAAAGCCACTTCAAACAGAAACCTATGATGTGGATGTTTTCAACCGAAATTGGGACAAACTGGATGAAATCATTAAATCGCTGGAACAGAAATTTATGCCCAGGATAGGGGATGTAATCGTCACCCTCTCTGGGACCAATCCGGCAGAGCAATATAGCGGGACTACCTGGGAACTGATGGAAGAAGGCCTGTATGTTCGGGCAGCCGGAAACGGATTCCCAGCTGGGGAAATTTCGGGATCCAACGATATTACATTGGTTAAGGAGAATCTGCCGGCTCATGATCATACAGCTAAGATTGGGAAAGCTGGGAAACATCTCCACAACGGCAGCGTAGGAACCACCGATCTATCCGGGAACTTTCGAAGCCGGTCCAATGTTTTCTACGGCAAAGGCGGGGACAGCACTATCGGGCCCGTTTCCACCAATGGTACTTTTTCAGTCCTCCAAAGTGGCTTACGGTCTGAAGGAAACCAGAGCGACAACAATACGGAATACATTGTCCATTTCAACGGGAACCACAAGCATTCTTTGACTATCTCTGAAGATGGCGAACATGATCATCCTATAACCATAGGAAGCACGGGCGAGGGGAAGCCATTCTCTGTGACTCCCAGAGCGCGGAACTTCTTTTTCTGGGTTAGGACGGCGTAATATGTACAGGGTCGATTTGAACACGAATGATATCACGATTACCAGGGGAGATAGTGCTGTCATTAAGCTGACAGTGGACAACAGCGACGGCACTCCATTTCAGTCCGGACCTAATGCCCAAGTGGAATTTCAGTGCTGCCAGGGCAGCAAAATCCTATTTCAAAGGAAAGTAAGGCAGGGAATCGTAACTTTGGTCCCGCCGGATACCAATGGACTAGCATATGGCATATACAACTATAAGGTTGTCGTGATTCAAAGTGATGGTAAACAGATCCCTGCTGTGAATGGGGCTAAATTTATTGTGGAAGACGAGGTGACCTTTTAATGAGTGATGCAATCAACGGGACTCTGAGCACAACGTTTGTGGACGCCCCGGACGATGTATATACGGCCAAAACATATGCTACGGCGGCAATCAACGCTGCAACTGCGGCCAGCAAATCGGCAGGAGCTACTTCTGCCAGTGAAAAGGCAGCGGCAACTAGCGCCAGTGCAGCGGCTGCCAGCGCCAGTGCGGCCAAAACATCCGAGACGACAGCCACGAACAAGGCCTCTGCAGCGGCGTCCAGTGCGTCCGCGGCAAAAACCAGTGAAACCAATGCGGCCAGCAGTGCCAGCAGTGCCAGTGCCAGCAAAGACGCCGCGGCTACATCAGCCAGCAATGCTGCATCCAGCGCTGATGCCATTGCAAAAAAGTGGGGAACGCTGGCTGCTGTGGCAACCTCTGGCAGTTATAAGGATTTAGGGGATAAGCCAACAATCCCATCAAAAACGTCTCAATTAACCAATGACAGCCGTTATGTGGCTACGGATACTGATGGAAATGTCACCTTGTCTGGAACTTTGACGGCCACCAAAGTTTACAATGCAGTCTACAATGACTATGCAGAATTTTTCCCAAGGGCTAGGGGTGCCATTACGGAAACGGGAGATATTATTGCCTGTGATGATTCCAGTACCAGGGAACAGTACGTCAAGGCTACTAATCAGAGCAAATGCATAGTAGGTGTTCAAACTGAAGAATTTGCACAAATCATTGGTGGTCTACAGGTACCGGACGGAATGGATATTCTGGATTACAATCTCCCTTACTATATTCCGATAGCCCTGGCTGGCCGTGTCCATGTGAAATATGTGGGGAAGGCGATAGTAGGAACTAAAGTCGTAGTATCTTCTGCCCCTGGGGTTGGCCGTGCCTGGCAGGAAGGGGATCCAGATGACCAAGTGGTAGGGGTTATTGTCCAGCCGGATACCCTTGAAAGCCAGAGATTGGTGAAAATCAAAGTAAGGAGATAGTTATGGGGAATTTTTTAAGAAGAGAGATAGGGACGATTTTCATTATGCTGGGAAATTCCTGTAATATGCACTGCAAATATTGTCTTCAGCACCCTTTGGTGGAGCGTGGGTTAACTGGACACATCAATCCAGATATTTATCCTTTTATAGAGCAGGTGGCAGAAGAGAATGGCCCTGATCATCCTTTGTGGCTACATTTTTTTGGCGGTGAACCGTTAATTTATTTTTCAGCAATACAAGAAATAGTATCAAAAACGAAATGGTTAAAAAATGTTCGGTTCAGTACTATTACAAATGGGAAAGCTATCACTCAGGAAATGGTGGATTTTTTTAATGAGAATGATTTTCATGTGGCTGTCTCCTGGGATGGAAAAAACGTACGAGATACCCGGGGCTATGATGTGTTTGCTCCAGGGAGTCGGACCCGAGAATTGCTGTTCCAGTTGGATACCTTGAATGTGTGTGCGGTACTTTCATCCATGACTTATCCACAGGATTGCTGTGATGCTTTTCAGTCTTTGAGCAAAGATTATTTTGATATTCATGGATATCCTTTGACATTTGGTTTTGATCCAATCCTTGATACTGGCCTGGGAGACAAAAAACTAGTGGATATGGACTACGACCGGGTAAGCCAGGAAGTAGCTGCCATAACAGAACGCTATATGAAGTTCCGCACAGAGGGTGCTGAAATGAAAATAGCAGAGCGGGCTTTTATGGAACCTATTTTCAGCAACCTGCAAAGAGTAAACCAACCAGAAAAGAAAATATGGAACCGACAGTACTGCCCTTGTGGGAACGGATACAATATTTTGAACATGGATTTGGCTGGAAACTTATACCATTGTCACAATGTGAGCCAGAAAAGCGGTAGTATTTACACTCCGTATTTTCAGTATTTGAATGAAGTATTAAAGCATGAGACTACATTCAGCCGGCGAGAAAAGTGCATGAAATGTCCAGCCATGTTGTACTGCAGAGGTGGCTGTAAGCTGGTCCAGGACAAGAATATGGAAAGCGGGATGTGCAGGCTTCGACAGGCTATTTTCCAACCGGTACTGGATGCAGCTATTGCCTATGGGAAAAAGGTCATGGGAGGCAAAGATGGGTGCTAATGGGATTATTACGAAAACGTCCTGGACAACAGTGTCCAAAGAGGAAAAAGTCGTTGTATCCCATATCAGTGAGATTCAGGCTGCTATTGCCAAACTGGAAGGATACGCAAAAAATGTGGATAATTGTGGTTTTACCAATTACTGCCAAACCTGTCAGAGCGTAACCTGCCAAAGCGTCACTTGCCAGGGCTGCCAAGGCTGTCAGCGCTGCCAAAGCTGCCAGAGAAACTGTAGTAATTGTTCCGACTGCGACCATGGAGACGATAGCTGATGGAAAAGGGAGATATTATTCTAAAAAAAACGATGACAGATGCTCAGAGTGCTGTGGTGACTGTGGCGACAGGTATGAAGAAGACGGACCAGCTAAATGGACTGGCTGCGGCTACCTATTCAAATATCACTGCATCTGACTTGAAAGCTATTGAAACCGCCATCAATAACTTGGAAACCAGTGCGAGCGGAAACTGCTGCCAGAGCAATTGTTGCCAAACTTGCCAAACCAGCAGGTGCCAAACTTCCAGATGTCAATCCTGCCAGAGCTGCCAGTCCCAGAGTTGCCAGTCACAATGCAAATGAGGAGGAACTATGATCATCAATGGTAAAGTCTTGACTAATCAAGGGCCAGTATCCATAGAAAATGTAAAAGTCGGGGATATGGTCATTAACCTGAACAACAGGCCAGATGAAGTTTTGACTATTGAAGAACAAACAGCTCAGGAGATCCTACGATTTAAGGATAATCCCGGGCTTTTGGTTTCTAAGGACACTGTAATTGCTACACGGTATGGGAAACTGGAAGGGAAGAGCATTACAAAGCCTACCCGGGCTTGTATGCTTTATCAGGCTGAAGCTCCATGTTATTGGGATATCGTCACACCTGACAAAGCGGAACAAACTATGAAGGGGTATGTTATTACTCTGAAAAATGGCCACGGAATTTTTGTGAACGGTTATGGAATTTGCAACCAGGAGGAAACCCATGTTGAAAGTACTGTGGAATGAAGATGCTCAGGTGCCTAGAGACAGAGGCAGCCTGAAACTGTCCTTTGACGGGATGTATGTCAAAGCAGAAATCCTTGACAACACTGGCAATCTCTTAGGCTTTGACGTGGTTAGGGCTTTGCGCTCCTATGCGTCCTATGTACTGGTACATAAAGAGTATGGAACCGTGAAGGTCTTCCAGAAAATTCATAAGAGTGACTACAAATTTCTGGACCTAAGTCGATTGGGTGTTGATATCCGAATGGATTTTGCTGATCTCATCCAATTATATAGCGACTATGCTGTTCTGCAAATTGATACGGGCATCATCAGCCCTACTAAACAGGATATAGTCGTGAGGGTCTTCCGTGTTCATAAAGATGAAATTCAGGTGGATGCAGTCGGTGGCTATGAATTTGCTCCATATTCCAGCAAGGCACTAGAAACAGGCGACCACCCTCGTTTCCATTTGTGGGACAGCTATGCACTTGAAGTGAATGGCAGGATGTTGAAAGCCAATAGAAAAGGACTGGTAATGGATGGAGATTTCGTTACCCCTATTGCTAGCCCATCCGATCATCCTGATTATATTGACCTGGTGATTCATAAATATCAGGGAAACTTTGATGGGGATGCGCTTACCCGCGAGGAAGACTGTGAAGAAGTTATGATACAAAGCAGCGCTGGTCTACTAAATGCCACCAGGGTACGGCTGGATCATGGTATGGCAAAAGTCAGACTGTATCCTTTTGGATTTACTGGAGAAATCAAGATAAAGCTCGGACGGCGCTGGTATGAAGTATGGAATGAGTATAACTTGATTCTGGGGGCGAGCCAATGAAACAGGTGACGATCTATTTGGGCAGCCGCTGCAATCTTCAATGTCTTTACTGCCATAGACAGGCGGGCGCCGATGAACAGAAAGGGCTTCCAACAGATTTTTTTGTACGGCTGCAGGCATTACAGAAAGACGGGCCCCTAAAGGTAAAATTCATGGGAGGAGAACCTACACTATATTTTTCTACGGTCCAAAAAGTCGTACAAACGGTCCCCAAAGCACATTTTGCGATTGCTACCAACGGAGTGGATTTAGATAAATACCTGCCATACTTCAGGCAGCATGACTTTTTGTTGTGCCTAAGTTATGACGGCGCTCCCATTGATGTGAGGGGTCATGACCCTCTTAGTCACTTGCTGGATTATCCTAAACTGGCAATCTCTACAACGATATACCACGGGAATACAGACTTTAGAGCTATTCTCCAACGGTTCGCTGAAAAAGAAAAAGTCATTGGCCGTCCTCTGGGCTTTTTCCCCCATATTGTCCATCATACGGCCCAGGACAATGCCCCCTATGCATTGACCCATGAGGATTACCAACTAATTCTAAGACAATGGAAGGAACTGATTTTAGAGTTACTGGACGGATATAACAAGGGCATTATCAATTGGGCTTTGGTGCCTCTTTTTCGAGGACTTTTTGAGCGGTTGGAAGCTAATTATCAATATGGTGAAACCTATTGTGTGCATAGAGGCTTAGAAAAGGTAGGACCTGATGGGAAGCCGGTCAGCTGCTTATATATCAGAGACTTACATTTGACAAGCAGATGGCTGGAAGAACAGGCGGCAATGATCGAGTATATGTTTCCTAAATGCAGAAAATGCCCCGTGTATGGCATGTGTGGTGGAGGCTGTCACAAAAGCTTGGATCATGAACTTGAATGTGATTTTTATTTTAACCTCTATTCCTGGTTCCAGAACCTGGCAGACAAGAATTCCGTCATTTGGAGGCTGGGAGATGCTATTGATCAATTGTAAAATTGTGATATTTCCAAATGCCATTCCTCGGTGTAAGGGGGAAAAACTGACTGTTGATCTGTTGCCAGATGGGAACGGACTGGCTATTGATTATTGTGGAGAAAAACAACAAATCAGATTTGATGCCTTGGAAAGCCAAACATCTACCATATATGTAGTTGGGCAGTCAGGAAGTATGGTTTTATTTAACTTCCGGGAGTTGCTTATGACTTTCGGTATGACGCCTACACAATTTCTTGCGGCATTTCATCTTCGGGGCTTTATACAGATTGATAAAACCAGGAGAGGTGTGTTCACTAAAATCTTCTGCTTTAAGGGGTGCCGGGATCCGGACAGCCTCGGAACGGATTGGCACCGACATGATCATGAAAAGAATGAGGACCTTCATTACGTAGACCGAAAATATTCATGGGCGTTCATACCATATCGTATCCGAAAAGAAAATGGCCGCCTAGTGGTAACAGGCCGTCTGTGGAAATCAGAACTGTGGCAGGATGAACCGTTATACTTTAATCATGGGGGACAGGCTGTACGGTTGGATCCTGGGGTAAATCATATAGATCTGGTTTATGTTCCAGGGGAACAGGCCTATGTGGGAAATATTCGGTCCAGGTATGTGGGCAGAATGATAGACTTGGGAGCGAAAAAGTGGACGAAATTCTGAGATTTTTCATTGAAGCAATTGTGCCGGCCGTGGGCGGGTATCTTTGGGGGCAATGCCGCACTTACAGAGACAAGAAGAAGGCGGCGGCAGAGGAAGACCGGCTGATCAAAAAGGGACTGCAAAGTCTTTTGAGATATGAAATGCTGCAGGCTTATCAAGCTCATATCATGATGGGATATGCTACACCTGATGATAAAGGGTCTTTTGAGGCTATGCATGCATCTTATGCCGGCCTGGGTAAAAATGGCGTCATGGACAAAATTTATCAGGAGTTTATGGCATTGCCAGATATCGAAGTGAGAAAATGACCATTTTACAGCATGTTCAAAAAGCGTTGCGAAAAGTGGACCGTATGAGCGTTCGGGGACTTCCTCGGGCGCTTATTTTATTGCTGCTTTTCCTGGTGCTGCTGATTTTCTTTTTATACGTTGCCGGCTGGGTTTACCTTTGGAGAGCTCAGGGCAAGGTGGATCTGCCTGCCCTGAAGGAGCTGCTGGCAACCATGACTGGCATGCAATTTTTAGCAGGGTTCGGGATGCTGATCAAGTGCCTGTATGACAAGGACAAGGACGGGATTCCGGATCCATTCGAGGAGGGACAACCTAATGTTACGAGAAATCCAGTTTCAAAGATCCAAACAGAAAATGTTCGCAATGAACGAAAATTATGAAGTCATTGGTGAATGGGATTGCCATGACGATTTTATTCCTGGCTATAATGCAGAGGGTGATCCTCGCGGCAGTTTGCCAGATGGAACTTACTATCATGTATCTGCTGAAGTGACCAATGGGGCATATGGCCCCGCATATGGAAATTTCTATATTTCTTCCGGAGATCCCCGCGGCAGAGATATTCATGGCGGTGGCAGTGACCTTCCTGACCCTTATGCAGACTACCAGGGCTGGGAAGCTACATATGGCTGCCTCAGAATGCAAAATGCAGATGGTGTTGAACTGTCGGAAATGATCATTGATGCAGGCAATGATGCAATTTTAACCGTTGTCGAGGGATAAAAATACAAAACCTCGATATACGCATTATTTTAAGATATGAGCGGCTTTTCCATCTTACGTATTAGTTTATACGTACATGGTCAAGAAAACCGCTCATATCTTAATTTAGGAGGCGATTTTTTGGAGCCTGAAACAAAAAAACGGGTCATTGTTGCCGCGACCGGCCTATGTGTTTTGTCTTTACTTTTCGGCATCCTTTTTGCCTGGCAAAAAGAGAAAGGTGAGAAAAAACCGAAACTAATCGAGGCGACCGAAATGCAAGATCCGGAGAAAGTGCAGAAAAATCTTACTGTTAGGCCAGATACTGCAAAAGAGATTACTCGAGAGATTTATCATATCCAGTCCGGCGGAAAAGAACCTGCCGTCACCTACTATATTTCCGCCCCGGACGTCAAAGCAGCTGCCAACGAAACGGCTGCTGCCATTGAAAAGAAAAGTGACGCCTTACCCAAAGCCGTCACAGAGAAAAGTGACCGGACGGTCATATCACCGGACCCGGAGCGGCAGAAGGTAGACGTCTATAAAATCGACCTGGCAAAGACCCATAAAATCAAAGTGGGAACCATGACCGCAGGTGGGAAAGCATATGTAGGTGCTGGCTACCAGGCGGGCAGATGGACCGGGATGGTCTATACTCGGTCTGGAAAAAAGATTGAAGCAGGCAGCATTTCTTATACTGTGGCAGAGTGGTAGGCGTTCCCTATTCTTTCCCTATTTTAGAGATACAAAACAGAAAAACAAGGAATAAAGCGGGGCTACCAATCACTTCCTAGTACTCCTGCCAGTGAATTTTGAAAGACATGCTGCATGGCAGCATGTCTTTTTCGTTACGCATAAAAGAGGTCGGGGATGACCGAAAAGCACGATGCCATAACTTTATTTAATTGAGGGTGCGCCCTTATCTTATTTTGAAGCATAGATTGCACAAGTTGATGCAGTTACTTGTGATGCGATATGTTTCCAGTCTTCACAATCGTCGTATTAGGTTTATGTATGCTTAGGAGATTGAGGTCCGCATTTGACAGCGCAGTTGGCTGGATACAGGTCCATAGGCTGAAAAAGCTTATTGCTTAATGAGCTGGGCGCTGGAGGTGACGGTACATGATTAGTGGAGGCAGCGCCTAGGCGTAAGGATTCCTCCAATTAGAAACGCAGCATCGTACGAATCGCCATGCCTCTATTTCATCCGTAATCATAGGAATTAAGCAATGGAGACATGTTGCTCTGGATAATCGGCTCAATTTTTGGGCTGAGCATCTTCATGGTGGTCAGCCCCTTGCCTTCCTCCTCCCATAATGCTATAATGTTCCTATTAATTCCATACTTATGTGATGAACAAGAGAGTACCTTTTGGCTGGTGTCCCAGAGAGCGCAGACAAGGTGGGAGCTGCGCACCGAAGTAAGAGGGAAGTTCACTTGGGAGCATCTGTCCTGAACAGAGTAGGGACGGCGCAGGCTGCGTTACGGCCGCAATGAAGTACAAATTAGGGTGGTACCGCGAACCTTCGCCCCTTTTCCGGGGTGGAGGTCATTTTTTTTAGGAGGCGTTGGTATGTACGACAAACTGGAGGAACTGCGGGAAAAGATCCGCAAGGACTTAGGCGAAGTCAAATGTGTGGATGACTTGAAGAACATCCGTGTGCAGTATTTGGGCAAAAAAGGCGCCCTGACAGAGATCCTGCGCGGTCTCGGCAGTGTAGCCGCCGAAGAACGTCCAAAAGTGGGCAAAATGGTCAACGAAGTGCGCAGCAAGGTGGAATCCCGCATTGCTGACCAAATGAAACTGCTTGAAGCCCGCCAGCTCGAAGAAAAAATGGCGTCTGAAAAGATTGACGTGACACTGCCGGGCCGTAAGGCAGCCGAAGGGCATCTGCATCCTGTGACGCTCACACTGCGTGAGATCAAAAAGGTCTTCATGCGCATGGGCTTTGAAGTCGCCGAAGGCCCTGAAATCGAAAACGATTATTTTAACTTTGAGGCCTTGAACCTGCCTAAGGATCATCCGGCCCGCGACATGCAGGATACGTTCTATCTGACCGATGAATTCCTCATGCGGACACAGACCTCTCCTGTCCAGGCTCGTACCATGCAGTCCCGTACGCCCAATAGCCCAATCCGTATGATTTGCCCGGGAACGGTGTACCGCAACGACTATGATGCAACCCATTCCCCCATGTTCCATCAGGTCGAAGGCCTTGTCATCGATAAAAATATCAGCCTGGCCGACCTCAAAGGCACGCTGGAACTTTTCTGCAAGGAAATGTTTGGCTCTTCCGTCAAGATTCGTCTGCGCCCGAGCTTTTTCCCCTTTACGGAACCGTCCGCCGAAGTCGATATCAGCTGCGTCATCTGCGGCGGCAAAGGCTGCCGTGTCTGCAAGAACTCCGGCTGGCTCGAAATCCTCGGTGCCGGTATGGTGCATCCCAACGTCCTGCGCATGAGCGGCTATGACCCTGAAAAGGTCAGCGGGTTTGCCTTTGGGATGGGCGTCGAACGAATTGCCATGCTCCGTTATGGAATCGATGACCTGCGCCTGTTCTTTGAAAATGACCTGCGTTTCATTCGTCAGTTTAAATAAGGGGGCCGCTTGTTATGTTAGCTTCAATCAATTGGCTGAAAAAATATGTTGAGATTCCGGTTACGCCGGAAGTCCTTGCTGATAAACTTACCCGCGTCGGGCTTGAAGTCGAACAGGTCCTGCACCTGGGCGAAGGGATCGAAGGCGTCATTACGGGTAAAGTCGTGACCATCGAGCGTCATCCTGATTCCGACCATCTTTGGGTCTGCCAGATGGACCTCGGAAAAGGGGACACGGTCCAGATCCTGACGGGCGCCCAAAACGTCCATCAAGGGGATGTAGTCCCTGTAGCCCAAGTCGGTTCCCATCTGCCGAGCGGCATGGAGCTCAAACCTGTGAAGATGCGCGGCCTTGATTCAAACGGCATGCTTTGCAGCGCGGGGGAACTGGGCATTGACGCCAAACTGCTTCTTCCTGAGCAACGCGACGGCATCTTCATTCTCCCTGCCGATACGCCCCTTGGGGCAGATATCAAGGCCGTCCTTGGTCTTGATGATGTCGTTCTTGATATCGACCTTACGGCAAACCGCGGCGACTGCTTCAACATGCTGGGCCTTGCCCGCGAATGCGCCGCCGTCCTTGGAACGAAACTGACTTTACCGGACTATGCACCGGAAAGTGGGGAAGGGACTCCTGCGAGTGACCGCGCCACTGTCGATATCGTCGCTTCTGACGTATGCAGCCGCTTTGGCCTGCGCATGATCGAAAACCTTGAAATCAAGGAATCTCCGGAATGGATGCAGAAACTTCTCCGTGCTGTCAATATCCGCCCCATCAATAACGTCGTCGACGTGACAAACTACGTCATGATGGAACTGGGTCAGCCCATGCACGCTTACGACTATGATAAAGTGGCCGGCCATCATTGGGTCGTCCGCCGCGCTCATGAAGGCGAACACCTAAAGACCCTCGATGGTCAGGACCGCGCCCTTTCGCCGGAAATGATCGTCATTGGTGATGATGAAAAAGGCATTGGCCTTGGCGGTATCATGGGCGGCTTTGAAACGGAAGTGACAGGCTCGACAAAGACGGTCATGCTCGAAGCAGCTACCTTTAACGGCCCGACCATCCGCCGGACGTCGAAAGCCCTGGGCCTTCGCAGCGAAGCGTCCCAGCGGTTTGAACGCGGGGTTGATACCATTCTGAACCATAACGCCCTGAACCGCGCCATCTATCTCCTTGAAGAAATTGGCGCCGGCAAAGCGGTTCCCGGTGTGGCTGAATGTTACCCCGTACCGGAAAAACCGGTGGAAATCAAAGCGGCTCCGACCAAACTGGCCGCCCGCATCGGCTGCGACATCGACGCGGCAACCATGAAAGCCATCCTCGAAAACCTTGACTTTACTGTCGAGGAAAAAGGCGAGGACAGCTGGGTTGTCACCGTGCCGACGTGGCGCAAGGACTGCGACTGCAGTGCCGATCTCAGTGAAGAAGTGGCCCGTATGTATGGCTATGACAAGATTGAATCAAAGACGCCGGAACTCAACATGGCCCGCGGCGGCCAGGACCCTATCGAAGATGTAAAGGACATGATTCGCGACACCTTGACTGGTATCGGCCTTGATGAAGTCATGACCTACAGCTTCTATAATGCCCAGGTCTTTGATAACCTTGGCCTTCCTGCTGATGACAGCCGCCGTAAGGCCCTGCAGATCATCAACCCCATCAGCGATGATTTTCGCACCATCCGGACTACGCTGACCCCGTGCCTGCTTTCTGCTGTTGCGTATAACCAGGCCCGTCAGAGCGAACGAACGGCCATCTTTGAAGTGGGCCGCGTCTTCATTCCTAAAGCCCTGCCGCTTACGGATTTCCCAGAAGAAAAGATGGTCCTTGCTATTGCCATGAGCGGCAAGCGCAATCCTCTTTCCTGGAATACGGATAAAGACGCTCTTGACTTCTATGACATCAAAGGAACCCTTGAAGAAGTCATGGACAGCCTCCAAGTGAGAGGTCTCTCCTATGGCCCGACGGAGGAAGTTTTCCTCCATCCCGGTAAGAGCTGTGCCATCAGCTATGAAGGCAAAGTTATCGGCTTCATGGGAGCCATCCATCCGACCGTTCAGGACCGCTTTGGCCTCGGTGCGGAAACCTACGTCCTTGAAGTGGAAATCGCGCCTTTCGTCAAGAGTGCCGAAGAGATTCCGCAATTTATCCACGTACCGCAATTCCCGAGCGTATCCCGTGATATTGCCGTTGTTGTCAAAGCTGATGTTCCTGCAAGTGAACTTGAAGCCGAAATCCGTAAAGAAGGCGGCTCTCTCCTTGTTGATGTCCGTATCTTCGACGTTTATACAGGCAAACAGGTTAAATCCGGCTATAAATCTGTCGCCTTTAATCTCACCTTCCAGGATGTTACCCGCACCCTCCAGGATAAAGACGTCGACGACGTCATCAAGCAAATTGTTGCTAACGTCCAGGATAAGTTCGGCGGCATGCTGAGAGACTAAGTTCATATTTTAGTCGGAGCAAATACCGCTCCGAATTGATGTAACACGTGAGCCCATTGCTTTCGGAAAGACAACTCCGAAGCAATGGGCTCATAGCGTATTGTAGGACGGAAAGCCTTACGGTTGGTGATCGGTGAGAAGGCTGTCAAGCTGTCTATTCGGTCTAGTGCGTTGGTTCTTCTACCGCTCTTTTGATAGGTGAGAAGGTTGTCGAGCTATATATCCATCCTGTGGGCCGAATGGCTGTCTCGAGCCTGCGGCTCTGGCTGTCAAGCAAAAGAACGTGACGCACAACGTTAAAATGTCGAGTCTTTGCCTTACGGTCTTTCGCCTTCAATCTTTTTCCATTTACCTTTTCCGAATATGCTCCAGATTGGCCCAGATGCTAGGAAAAACGCGAAGCAGGCTGCGATGTCATGCAACGAATGCCCCGTTCCGGTCTTTTCTTCCATTTGCTTTTTGCGACTTTGGTTCAGATGGGTTCAATTGCGAGGAGCCCCACTTCCACCGACGACGGGCGGAATTTTCCGTTATTACGTTTTCCTAACGCCATCGTTTTTCCTTCCATTTACCTTTTTCGAATATGGCTCCAGATTGGCCCAGATGCTAGGAATAACGCGAAGCAGGCTGACGACGGCGTACAAGATTTGGGTACTTCTAGGAAGCCTGCCGCGTTTGACAACGCAGATGGACCGATATGGACTGTAGGCGAAAAAGGTTTCCTACATCATCCGAAAAAATTCCAAGAAGTGGCTCGCCCGACGAAGGCATTTTTTCGGGCGACTTTACATGAGATTGTGTATCGCAACATTTTACGATGCGCCATGCCTTCATCGCCATCTCATAAATCTTGAAAAGGCAATGAAGGCACGTCGTGCAGAGAATCGGAGCGATTTTTGCTCCGAGTAAAAAGAAAGGGGATAAACGTGAGACGTTCCCTCCTACGATAGGCCATGAGGCCATTGTTTCCACAAAACCTTTTTAAAAAGTGGCCTCACGTACTTCATCAAATCAGCCCGATTGTTGGGCTGACTCAAAAGGGGCCGACGAAGGCATATTTCGGGCGTCTTAGAAATAAGATTGTGACACAGAACTTCTTTCGAATCGTCATGACTTTCTTGCTGTCATAAGAATCTTTTCTCAAGCAAGGAGGGTACGTAACTGCATCGAATCGGCGTGATTTTTGCTCCGACTATTAACATGGGGGGGAGTCAATTCTATGACAAGAAGCTACCTCCCGTGTTATAATATCTCCATCATAACCTCGAAAGGAACCCCATCATGCCATCATCCATCGTTCGAAAAGCCGTAGTCCCCGTCGCAGGCTTTGGTACGTCCTTTCTTCCTGAAACGAAGACGATGCCAAAGGCCATGCTGCCCATTGTCGATATTCCCGCCATCCAGTTTGTCATTGAGGAAATCACCAAAAGCGGCATCGAAGAAATCCTCCTCATCAGCGGCCATGCCAAACGCGCCGTCGAGGACCACTTTGATTCCTCCCCAGAACTGGAGGACCAGCTCTTCCAGTCCGGTAAGACCGCCCTTTTAGAAGAAATCCGCGACATCTCCAAAGTAAATTTTCACTACATCCGCCAAAAGCAGCAGCGCGGTCTCGGTGACGCCATCCTCTGTGCCAAAGACTTCATCGACGGCGAGCCCTTTATCGTCGCCCTTCCTGACGATATCATCCTAAACGACGAAGAAACGGGTCTTTCCCAGCTCCTGCGCCAGTTTGAAACTACCCAATCGACCATCCTTGGCTGCTGCGAAGTTGGGGCCGGGGACGTCTCCAAATACGGCATCATTTCGGGCGAAAGGGATGAAACTCATTCAGGCCTCATCCGCGTCCATGACATCATGGAAAAACCGGTTGCTGAAAATGCCCCCAGCCATCAGGCTGTCTTTGGGCGCTATATCATTACGCCTGACGTCTTTGATTACTTGGAACTCACACCAAACGGCCTTAACGGACAGATCCAGCTGACCGATGCCCTGCGCGCCATGAGCCACAACGAGCCTATGTATGGCTACAACATGAAAGGCCATTTCTATAACGTCGGTGATAAAATGGGCTACCTCAAAGCCGTTGTCGACTATGGTCTGCGCCGCAAAGACCTGAAAGATGATTTTGCCGCTTATCTCAAAGACTTTGTCTCTAAAATGGAATCATGAACATATGAGCTATGAAGCATGCCGCTTCATAGCTCTTTGAGTTTCTGCAATTGTCCCTATCTTATATAACTTGTTTCTATCTATCAGAAAATATGATGATGGGAAAAGGAAGAAATGCCCCTCAGCGTCCCCAATATAGGGACTTCTAAGCGTAAAATGTTTCTCGGTAGGGAAAAATAGTCCTTGCAAAATAAAGGGGAGACCCCTATTGTTAAGATAGTGTTGACGACACG